CGGTGTACGTGGTGTCGAAACCGGAGTTCGTGGAGCCTGTGAGCCGGGTGTCGGACCGGTACTTGAGCGAGAGGCCGACCGGCCAGATCACCACGATGAGTGGAAACTTTTCCACCGACCCGGAGATCACTGAGTTCGCTCAGTACGTATCTCAGAGTGCGTGGAACATCTTGGCGGCCCAGGGCTACCAGATGAACAACCTCGTGACGTTCTTCACGGAGATGTGGACCCAGGAGCACCAGCAGCACTCGCACATGGACACGCATGTGCATGGGATGGGAGCGCAGATCAGCGCGTTCTTTTTCCTCGAGGTTCCCCCTGGCAGCTTCAAGATGGTGATCCACGATCCGCGGCCTGCGAAGGTGATCATCAGCATGCCGGCGGCCAGTGACGAGAAGGTCACCCCGGCCTCGACGCAAGTGATCTTCACTCCCCAGCCGGGCCACCTGATCTTCACCAATGCTTGGCTGCCTCACTCGTTCACCCGCAACACGAGCGAGCTGCCGGTCAAGTTCGTTCACATGAATCTGTCTGTGTCCCTTCAGGAGCCATCGGTGGAGGTTGTGTGAAGTACCGCGTGAGGTTCAACAAGTCCCGCGGCCAACCCGGTAGGGGCACGCCTGATCACGCCTGGAGGGTGTTCGACGAGACCGGCAAAGAGTGGCTGTGCAAGAACATCGTGATCAACGTCCCCTGCCGCGGGGAAAAAGAAGAAGACTCGGATGACTGGAACATGGCCTGCGAAGGACGGATGGTCATCTACAAAACAACATCGACTATTGAGATCCTCTAATTTCATGTTAGACTCGCGTCATGGAAGAACAAGCTCGTTTTGATCGACGTTACAGCGCATTCGTAGAGGCGGGTCTGTGCCCTGATGGGGCGCAGCAACTTGCGCAGCAGATGCTCGAGCGCGACAGGGACGGGTTTGACGATCGTCGTGTGTGCTTTGAGTGTGAGAACTACAAAGGCAAGGTCTGCACGAAGATGCGAGATAGCAAGGGCAAGTACATGATGCCCTTGCGATTCATTCTCCAGCGGTGTGAGTTTTTTTCATTGAAAGGCAAAAAATGAAGTGGACTGAAGGCGCGTACTTTGCAGCGTGGATGAACATGCTGGGCAATGACTGGCGGTTGACTGCGTTGCACTCTGGGACTGAGGCGGAAGCTCTCAAGGCCATGCACGAGCTGCGTGACGAGTACAGAAAGATGCAGGAGCAGGAGAACATGCTCGAGCAGGAGCGCGTGTGAGGATCGTTGGAATTGACCCTGGAGCCAGCGGCGCGATCGTGCTGTTGGTTGACGACCAGCCTGTCGAGTGGATGGAGATGCCCACGATGAAGGTCGGGTCCGCTACTCGTGTGAACGCATCGGCGCTTGCCAGCTTCCTGGGGGAGTGCGAGCCGACCAGCGTGCTGGTGGAACAAGTGGGAGCGATGCCCGGCCAGGGCGTGAGCTCGATGTTCAACTTTGGCCACTCCTGCGGCACCGTCATGGGTGTGCTGGGGGCCATGGGTATCCCTCACTCGCTGGTGACGCCTCAGGCCTGGAAGAAGGCCGCGGGGCTTATCGGGACTGACAAAGACGCCGCTAGAGCGCGAGCGATTCAACTGTGGCCGGCGTGGCGTGATCTAGACAAGAAGGGCAAAGGGCAGGCCCTGGCTGATGCTGCTCTGATTGCGAGGTTCTCATGACGCACGAAGAGATGAACGACATCCTTTTCAACCTCACGGTGTGGGCCAAGGTCATCTTGGTGTTGGTTGCCATCTGGGCAGTCGTGGAGGTGTTCTATGGATAAAGAAACAGGAGGCCCGGCGTTCCCCGGAGCGATGGATAGGCATCACAGCGATGGCATGACCCTGCGCGACTACTTTGCGGCGGCAGCTTTGCAGGGTCTGTGCGCCGGCTTCTCTGCTCTAGAAAATGATGATTGGCCTAGGCACGATGAGCCGGAGGGCTATGAAGTCACCGCCAGCCATGCCTACCTATTGGCCGACGCCATGCTGCAAGAAAGGAACAAATGATGCACGACAAGCTAAACGCCGAGATCGACAAGATCGTCGCGGGGATGGCGCCGCCGCAGAACTCCATTGGGATGCTCTCCACCGATGACGTGGTGCGCATGGTTCGCAAGGCCGCGACGCAAGGCGCAATGGCCGGCTGGGTGGCCGGCGAGAGAACGGCGCGCTCGCACTGGGGCCGCGAGATAGATGCGCTCAGGGAGCGGATTAAGCAGCTGGAGATGGATCAGATTGCGGGGGCGAGATGAGCATCGACGCAATGAAGCAGGCGCTGGAGTACACACGGCCCGGCGCAATAGTTCCAGTCACCCCAGAGACCGTGAAGATATTGGTGGACGCCCTGCGCCTTGCCATTGAGCAGGCCGAGCGGCAGGAGCCGGTGATGGCTGAGTACAAGTTCCAGCCTTATGGGTATTGGAAAGATGAGAACGGCAAAACGCAATTGGGCACGTTCCCGCAAGCCGAGCAGCAGGAGACGGATGGTTGGATCACGGCAGGAAAGCATACCGCACCTCTCCGCATTTACTCGCCCCAGCGCCAGCCGCTGACGGAGGAGCAGCTCAAGCCAATCGCAGATGAGTACCGCATTCTCTTTGGTGGCTGGGTTGTTGATTTCGCCCGCGCCATTGAGCGCGCCCACGGGATCGGGGGTGAGCATGAGTGAACAACCCGAAGCCCTGCGGCTGGCTGATGCGCTGACAGAAAAAGAATATCCACCGCGCCGAGCCGCTGCCGACGAACTGCGCCGCCTGCATGCGGAGAATGAAGACCACATCCAGCAACTCAGAAAAGAACAACTAGAAGTGGAGCGCCTGCACCGCGTGAACGCGCAACTGTTGGAAGCGTTGGGAAATCTGGAAGAGTATTCAAAACGGATGGGGAACGTCGCATCCAACCTTGCCGCAAACCAAATGCCCAAGCACCTAAACGCCAGCTACGAGGGCGACGAGGGCGACGACCTGTACACCGGCGAACAACTGCGGGCCGCTGTTGCAGCCGAGCGCGAGGCGTGTGCGAAGTTGTGTGATGAGATGGAGAGCCGCGCTGAAGGAACTGAATGCTGTAAGTGGCCGACTCCAGCCGATTGTGCCTACGCCATCCGAGCAAGAGGAGAAAAATGATGTGGCTCGTGATTCCAATGCTGCTACTGTGTGTTGCCTCCCTCAGTCTCCTGGGGATTGTTTTATGGATTGATGAAAGACGTTATGGGAAGCAACATCAGGATCAACAAAGTCAGAGAAATTCTTCGGGAACATCCTGACGGATTGACGGTGGTCCAAATTACAGAACTGGCCGGCACAAGCAGATCGCACATTCATCGGATGATCAATAAATTTCCCGACGCCTACATTGATAGGTGGGTCAAGAAAAATAATTCTGTAAGTGCTGTCTGGTGTGTGGTCGTCCCCCCTCCCCACTGCCCTAAACCAAAAACAAAATGACAACAGAACAAAAAGACATCAACGACGCCGTCGATTTCTTGTACATCCACGGCAGGAAGTACGCCGAGGCCAAGGCCCACCGGGTCTACCTCGAGGAATACCGCAAGTCGCAAAAGGCGATGCTCATGAAAGCCGCTCAAGCCGATGGCCGCGCCAAGACGGCGGCAGCCGCGGAAGTGGAGGCCTACGCTGACCCTGTGTACGTGGAGATGCTCAAAGGCCTCCAGGCGGCCGTAGAACGCGAGGAGCAGCTACGGTGGGGGTTGGTATCAGCCCAGGCCCGTATCGACGTCTGGAGGTCCACAGAGGCCTCCAATCGGGCCATGGACAAGGCGGTAATGTGAACTCCAAGATGAACGCCACGGAGCGCCGCTGGGTGGCGCTGGTGAAGGAGCAGCCCTGCTCCGTCTGCGAGGCTCCTGGGCCGTCTGACGCCCACCACATCAAGCAGGGGCGCCACTACACCGTGGTTGCCCTGTGCAAGAGCTGCCACCAGGGCAGCATGATGGGCTGGCACGGGCAGCGACGGGCCTGGGCGATCGCCAAGATGGACGAGCTCGATGCTCTGGATGTGACCATCCGAAACGTCAATACTAGTCTGATCAGTAACTAGTCTGTTTTCAAAACCGACAAGGGAACATAGGGAAACCACCTAGAAAAATCTTCTTGCCCCCAAGATCTAACTTCATGTTAGAATTCGTTTACTGCAACGTCGCAGGTTTAACAGGAGTCTCAAATGTCCGTTACCGCTCTGATCCAGGCCACCGCCACCGTCGAGTCCGCCACCAACAAGATCGACACCCTCGCGGTCCTGTCCAACGAGATCGCCCGCCTCGAGGCGATCACCAAGCAGCTCAAGGCTGACATCGCCAACGAGATGGGCGAGGGCAAGCACCGCGGCGAGCAGTACGGCGTGACCGTCACGCTGTGCCACACCACCAAGGTTGACTACAAGGCGCTGATTGCCGAGCTGGGCTGCACCGACGAGCAGCTCGCGCAGTTCACCACCACCGGCGCGTCCATCCGCGTCTCCTCCACCAAGTAATCAATCGGGGCCTACAGGCCCCTTCAAGGAGCCATCATGAAACGCATCTACATCAAAGCCTTCAACGCGCTCAAGAAGATGGGCGTGCCGGTCTACGAGCACCACGACGACAACGGCAACTTCTCGATCAGCGCCGAAGAGCCTGAGAGCTACAAGTGGGCGAATTACTACCCTGAGTACAGCGTCTGGGGCGGAGAGAACACGAACCCTGTGCTAGACGCGACCCTGCGCAAGTTCGGCCTTCACGCCGAGTGGATCAACCCTGGCCGTCTGGCCGTCTATGACTGAGGAGTACATCATGCAAATCGGAACCGAAACCGGCAGCCTCGTGAATCACATGTACGCACGCATGGTGCGGGGCGAGCCTGCCCCTTACGTCGGCATGCCGGCCACGCTGCTGTCGTGGACCGATCGTGACCCAGCCACCGTGGTGGAAGTGAACAT